TATTCGCTGCCCAAAATGCAAGTCTCCCATAAAGTGGGAAACCATTCTGAATCCAAACTTCCGGCAGTGGGTTCACGAGGAGCCGGATAACCCTATCCACGGCTACCAGATTGTTCCGATAGACGTCCCTGAAGTTAACCCCATCGCAAGGACTCTGCGCCAGATAAAAGAGTACGAGCGCAAGAAGGACTGGGTAAACTTCAAGATCGGCTATCCCTATTCAGATTCCGAAACATCTTTCATGCAAGAGGTAATAGATAGGTATGCCATCAAGAATGCGGAGCGCCGCCCGGACGATGACGAGACGGACCTTGTCATCGCGAAGAACACAGCATTTGGCCTCGACGTTGGAAAAACCAGCTGGTTCACAGTCCTCGCAAACATCGATGGAGAAACCAGAGCAATCTATTATGAGCGAATCAGACAGGACGGAGACAACTATCTCGGCAAGCGAGTCCAGTTTCTCATAAAGGTTTTCGGATGCGCCAAGGGGGTGGTAGACGCCGGTCCAGATATCTCCGTATCAAAGTTTTTGGTGGAGAACAACCACGAAGGGAAAGTTTGGGCCTGCTACTATGTGCGCCAGCAAAAGGGGACCCTCGAAAATTATAAGCTGAATGATTCCGAAGGAATCGTTACTGCCAACCGAACTGGCTGTTTCGATTCCATGGCCAAAAGAGTAAACAGCGGAAAAACCACACTCACCAGATCGCCGGAGTTGGCCACAGTCAAACTCCATCTTTCTGCCGTCAAGCGTGTGGACAACCGCAACGATCAGGGCGAGATGCTTTCGACTTGGGTCAGCACTGGCGAGGATCACTACGCGCATTCTCTGAACTACGCGCACATCGCGATGGACATGCTTTTGGCCGGGACAACCCTGTCTGTGCCGCCCAGTTTGCCGCTAATGCGCCGTCAGAAATTGAAGACTGAGAGGGAGATCGACGTGACCGAGATCAATGACCCTCTGCGTTTGAGGATTGCCTCGAAGTGAAGGCAAAATTTTGCAACTGTAGTTGTAATAATTATGGCCAGTTCTGGCTAAAAGATTGATAGTATTACGGCCATAGCTGAATATTTTATAATGACTAACTGGAGTGGTGTAGTTTAACGTGCCCGATTCGACCGGAAAGCAGGTAGTACTACCAACCAAGCTGGTTAAAAAGGCTATCTCCAATACCGCCTCCAGCGGTTATGACAAAGGCAATGCTGTCCCCAAGGACAACACACGTGCCGCCAACCAATCGATTCAAGCGTTCCGAAGTCAGAATAGCGATGTAGATGCTGTACGTTCGCTTGATCTGATAGACGGAACAGTATCGTCGGCGATATTTTCTTTCGTAGAAATAGCAAACTCGCCTTTCAAAGTGACAGCGTATGAGACTGCCACTCACCAGTACAGCGAAGCTGGTACTCAGATGGCAAGGTCAGTTGTATCTTCCATCGACACTCTTTACGATTATTCCAAAGGCTATGCGGACAAGCGAAGCCTTACCTCCACGATTGAGACTGCGCTGGTAGAGGTTATCTCTACCGGCGCTCTTGCGTCTGAACTTGTATTGGACAAATTCAGATTGCCAGACCGAATCAATGTCGTACCTTACGACACGATTGAATGGGTCTCCCGTGGGGATGGAACCAAGTATCCCAGACAGCTGTCTGCCACGGGAGATCCCATCCCTCTCGACCTTCCGAATTTCTTTGTTTCGGAATTGCACAAGCATGCCAACAAGGCTTATTCGACTACGATGATGTCGGCTGCTTTGAACAGCAGCTATCACTTCAACGAGTTTCTTGAGGACATGAGGCGGACTCTGCGTAGGCAGGGCCATGGCCGTCTCAACGTGAAGTTGAACAGTGAGATGGTCATGGCTGCGGCTCCTGATGACATCCGGTCTGACCCGAACAAGTTGCGGGCTTTCATGGAAGCTGTTCAGGACCAAGTAAGTGCCGAGCTGCAGGCGTTGAACCCGGAGGATGCTCTGGTGTTTTACGATAGCGCTCAGGCTGATCTGATGAAAGCTGAGGGAGAGAAGGCGGACTATGTCCCGCTGCTCAATGCCCTCTCCGGCCAACACGCCACATCGCTGAAAGCCTCCCCATCAATTCTGGGTCTGCGTCTCTCAGGATCACAAAGCCTTTCAAACACAGAGAGCTTGGTGTTCCTGAAAGTAGCTCGCGGCATCCAGCGCCCAGTAGAAGAAGTCATGTCTCGGGCCATTACCTTGGCCACTCGTTTGTACGGCATGGACGTCTACGTAAAATTCAAGTTCGATCCAATCAACCTTCGCCCTGAAGACGAATTGGAAGCTTTCAAGACCATGCACTTGGACAGAACTTTCAGGCTTCTTTCTGAAGGTTTCCTCACCGATGAGGAGGCTGCTCAGGAACTGGGCACCGGTCCAAGAGCACCCGGCGCTCCTCCTTTGAGCGGTACCGGATTCATGCGAGGCGCAGCTAGCACCAACGCACAAGACGCCTCGCCAAACAGCGACCCCCAAGGACGGGCGCTGCAACCCGATACTCCCAGTAACGCTGGCGGAGCAAGTCAATGAAGATAAACGAAAGCTGCTATTGGCTGGGCGATGAGTCCAGCCTACGTAATCATTTGCTCATTGAGCAGAAGATCCACGACACCCCTACTTCCGAGCTGCAGGATATGTCTATCCGCGCCATGACGGACAGCAACTTGGAAGCTGATATGGATTTCGGTGAGTTCGGCTACATGGTCAGCCGCGCTGACAACGTAGCTATCGTCACCATCAGTGGATCTTTGACCACTACCAACCGGCCCTACAACCGGTACATGGGGCTGGTCTCCTACGACGAAATCCGAAATGCGGTTTTCTCTGCTATCGAAGCACCCGGCATAGACGGCATCGTTCTGAACATGGACACTCCCGGAGGACAAGCTTCAGGGATTTCCGAACTGTCTGACTTCTTGACCGAAGTAGACAAAAGCATAATGCCCATCTTCACCTACACCGGCACCGCCATGGCATCTGGCGGTTACTGGCTCGGTTCTTTGGGACGTGAAATATACGCAGCGAAACTGGCAACTGTCGGTTCGATAGGCGTGATAACTGTGCATGCAAGTATGTCCGAGATGTACAAAAAAGCAGGCATAGATATAACTGTTCTTCGTGCGGGTGAGTTCAAAGCCTTGGGCTCACCCTACGAGAAACTGGACGACAAAGCTCGTGCCCAGATAGAGTCACAAATGAACGCAATCTACGATGTGTTTCTAGAGACTGTAGCTGAGAACCGAGGAACAAGCGTCGAATTGTTGAAGGAGACTGCTGCAGAAGGCCGAGTTTTTGTTGGCGCTGATTCTGTAACGGTCGGGCTGGCGGATAAAATATCCTCGTTTGACTCGGCTATTGCCGAAATCTCTCGCAGGGTTAAGACGTCTGATAGCCGTGCTCCTTCTTTCCAACCCCGATCCGAGACAATCGTAGGTGAAATAGATATGCCCGGAAAAAAGAAAGTCCTGACCGAAGCTGGAGTTGCAGCCATTGAGTCAGGGGTTCCTGAAGCTGAGATTTTGAACAACCCGGAAATGGTTGTTGAAGTCGAAGACGAAGGCACTCCTGCTGATGTGGCAGACGCTACTTCTGACGAGGAAGGAACGCAGGGTGACGAAGAGGTTGTGGCTCCGGCTGGAACCGAAGAAGTCTCCCTTAGCGTTGACCAGAAAGACCAAAGCACGATGATCGACAAGATGTTTGACCGCATCACCGTGCTGACTACCGAGAAAGCAACTCTCTCCGCCGAGCTGGCAACAGCTAAAGTAGAGCGTGATGCCGCCAAGTCAACTGAATCTGCGCTCGTGAAAATCGCTATCACTGCGATCAACCGCATGCAGGTCAGCCTCGGTTCTGTCGCCATGAAAATGGACGATTCATCTCCTTCTGTCGTACTGGAGCAGTACAACCGTACTTACTCCCAGTTCAACCAGAAGTTCAAGGTGGGCGCGTCTGCACAAGTTCCTGAAACCGAAGATTTCGAAGGCAACGACAAAAACGTACAGGAAAATGATTCCATGTCCGCTGCTGTCCACCGCCTGACAACTTCAAAAGTTAAATAACGGAGTTAATGATGAGCACTTTTGCTTTCAACGTTAAAGTAAACGACCCGTTCGCAAGCATCACTGAAGCTGCTCTTGGAGCAACTACCGGTGAAGGCTGGGGCGACGAAGAAGTAGGTAAGGCAGTCAAGCTCGGCGCAGCGAACAACTATGTTCTCTGTTCTGACGGCGACGACATCGAAGGTGTTGTTGTATCTGTTGAGCCCAACACTGTAAACGAAGGTTTCAGTTTTGGTTCAGTTCAGAGCGACCGCCGTATGCTTGCAGTTCTGGATACCGGTGAAACCGCAGTGGCCGTTGGCGCTACTGTAGTTGCTGGCGCTCAGGAAGCTGTTGGTACACAGACCAATGGCGGCAAGGTAGTAGTAGCTACCGGTGCTGGTGTTGCTTTCAAGTGGCGTGTAATCCGATTGGTGAGTGGTACTGGCGAAGCCGGTGCGACTGTCCTGATCGAACGTCTTTAATCCACCCTGAGTCTAAAAGGAAACTGCAATGAGTGACTTAGAAACTAAATTCAAGCTGCGGAACCGCTCAGGAAATGCTGTGGAAATTCCTTTCCACGCGAAAGAGTACGAGACTGCTGCATCCATGGGTCTGACCCTGTCACAGTACCTTACCCAGAAGCACGGCAGCGAGACTGACGAAACCAAGTACGGTTCCGTTGTCGGACAGTTCATGGCTTCTGCCGGTATGTTCCTCGGTGAAGACTATGCCACTGGCATTCGTCCCCCCACCATGAAGGCTGTAGTAAGCGATGGCATCCAGCTGTCTGCTATTACCCGCAACGATGGCTCCAACAGCAACACTCCCTCTGGGCGTCTGCTGTTCCCGGAAATCATCATGCGTACCATCGAATCCGAGCTGCGTACTTCGCACGACGATTTCTTGGGCGGCTGGGAAAACATGATCGCACAGACTGCGTCTATCAACGGCCAGAAGTTCGATCAGCCCATCATCAACGTGAAGGCTCCGGAAGCACAGGGTTCCAACCCTATCGCTCAGCTGGCTGAGCCCGATGCGCTGGTAAGCATCACTGTAAGTGATGTGTCACGGACGATCACCACCAAGTCAATTGGTCTGATCATCTCCGACCAAGCGCAGCAGGCTACTACTCTGGATCTGGTTTCCCTGATCCTGAGCGCCCATGCACGTGGCGAGCGTGTCCGCAATGTCGAAGAGCACATCAACGGCATCGTAGCGGGTAGCGTGGATCGCGGTATGTCAGCTCTCCCGACCTTCCAAGCGAAGACTCTGGATGCCAGCCTGAGCACCCTTGGCGACCTGAGCCACATGGCTTGGATCAAGTACCTGCGTCAGAACTACCGCAAGATGAGCATCAACCGCATCATCACCACTCTGGATACGGCGTTTGCTATCGAAGCCCGTACCGGCAAGCCGATGCGTGATACCGTCTACGTCAACGAAGGTACCTTCCCAATCGACATGAGCGTGGACAACCTGTCCATCAACGCTCCGAATGTCCTGATTGTGGATGACGGCGTTATCCCCGCCAACACCATCGTTGGTCTGGACAGCCGTTACGCGATTCGTCGCGTCATCAACGCACAAGCGTCTTACTCTGCCATTGAGCAGTACCTGATGCGCCGTGCGTCTGCGTTCCGTATCGACTATGGCGAATTCTCACACCGCCTGTACGACGATGCGTTCTCAGTGATGGATCTGACCGTAGCGTAAAAAGATTGCCGGGGAGCACTAGCTCCCCGGCAACCCCTTTAACAAAAAGATTTTCAGGAACATCCTTATGCCAAGCGAACCTAGCAACACCCAAGATTTCGGCTCCGAGAGTGAAGAGACTCAAGAGCCTGTGGTGGCTTCCGCCAAGCGCGGTCGCAAGCCCAAAGAAAAAGAGCCGGAAGTAGTGAAGACTTCTTTCCGCGTGTGCTGTACGACAAAAGTTACAGGCACCCTGTTCGACACAAAGCGTAACGTTAGAATCCCGCCTGCTGGTCACGGCGATATCCAAATTGCTGGCCCTATCGCAGAAGGCAGCTGGATGGACGCACAGATCAAAGCAGGCCTTATCCAGATAGTGGATTAAAAATATGGCGCAGGTAACCAGCTACACCACCACAGAGGCTATCAGAGCTAGCCTCGGAGTCGACAAAGAAGATTGTCCTGACTCTACGATTCTCGACTCAAGACTTGAGCTTGAGTTGGAAGTTGACTTGGCTGGCTGGTTGCCTACCCACGCTACTATCTTTGCTGAAGGAACCGCCACAGCGGCAACTGCTACTCAGCAGCTGTACAAGAACTGGCTGCTGCTTTACTCCCAGTGGTTCTGTGCCTTTGAAATGGCATCCCGCTTTCTGCTCTACCCGCAGATCGTTACTGACGGCAAGAACCAGATAAACCGATTTGCCAACGTCGAGCTTGACCGAGTCAAAGATTTGGCTGCGGCAAGAATGGCCAAGTACCGTGGCGCTCTGGACGAGGAAGTAAACGGAGCCCAGACCACATCGCTGGCTATAATGAAAGTCTCCGTACCAGACTACGACCCGGTAACCAATACCTGATGGACCTCGGTAGAGCCGCCAACAGGTTCACAAATTCTCCCATCTCCTACTGGGACGCTACTTCGCAAGACTGGATTCCCAGCGGCTGCAATGGAGCCCTGCAGGTATTTGATCGCTTTGTTACAGAGCGAACTTTCGGTCAGAAGAAAAGAATTATGTTGGTTGGCCGGGACGATAAACTGGCCGATGATATCACCGTAATAAAGTTGGACGGCTCAGAGCAAGCCTTCATGGTGGAGAAGTTCAACGAGGACGTTCGCCACGGGGATCTTTACAGCTACATCTATCTGATACATGAAGCGGCTTTTCTTGCCAACATCTGCAAGACAATCACCACGGTGAATGCCGCTGGCGTAAAGATTACTGCCGGTGAAGATGTTATCGAAACGAACTGGATAGACATCGACAGGTTCAGTGGGGCTCCCTCAAGAAAGTTTGAAGAGACGGAGTACACCGTCACCACGATGACTTTCCCGAAGGGTTCGGCGGTAGACACGGACAGCTACATAAAGCTGAGCAACGGGGAAAGGTACAACGTGGACGAGATCTACACCAGCCTTGACCTGATAGGCGCTCGTGGCAAAAGGATAGGGTTTTGAACGACTACCTGATCCATGTCAAATCTACCATCGATAAGACGATGAACGATCTCGTCTCTACCCTCGGGCCGTCTTTCACAAACCTCAAGGGAGTCGATGTCGATAACCTCGTGGAGACTGACGAGATATTCAAGTCAGAGGACCCGGTCATACTGTGGCAATTTCTGTCGCTCAAGGGCGCTCCGAGAGACCCACTCTACCGGGTAGACTTTTTGGTAGGATCGAAGACAGTTTCAGACGCCTCAAACTATGTGCTGACCAAACTCAGCAACGAGCTGAGAAAGTCTTTCGAAGTGAACAACCGAATTTCGGTAGGAGATTACAGCGGTGCTACAGCAGTTGAGAACACTGGGTATTTTACTATCGTGGACAATTCGCTGGCTCCTCAGCA